TTTTACTTTACTGGGAATCACTGCATATTACATTCACTCCAAAACTCACTTTCACTTACTTAAAGACGCTGACTTACGATACATTTCCCGAATTCAATATGGAGTGTCCTTATTTCCATTCGGACCAGTTAATGATCAAGATATTATAAAAGACGTATTTATGACTAATCACCAATACACTCATTTACAAAACCTAAGGCCTGTGACAATATCAGCCATCTTACGAAAGGAGATTTCTCTTAACCATACCAAGGTGTCTGCTAAGCACTTACGCCATGTTACGGTCAACGAGTTGAAGGCGCTTGATGAGACGTACGTGATGTCAAAAATACGTTTTTTGGAGTATTTTATATCACGACTCGTTCAGCACCCTGACTTCACTGAGGCCTTTTTTGCCGGCCTGGTTGTTTGGATACTGAATATGCCGGATGAAATATACCAATACGTATCTAACAGCAAAGTATGGTATAAGCCGTATATAGATGTTCTATCCTTTGCTAGCTACGTCAAGAATACGGTGACACTCAGACTCAAGGCCCTACAGAACTGTCTCTCTATTGACCTCACACCATGTTTCGAGTTTGAAGTTTTAGTGAATAGGGGACTTGGTACTGTCGACTGGGCAGCTGAGAAAGACCACCGTGTGAACCCGAATGTTTGTAATATTGACAGTAACACTGTCTATCGTAAGTGTGGAGAGCTATTTTCTCGACTACTACGTAACGGACACAAACCGACTAAGAAGAAGTGGGATAACCATTGGAAGATGAGATGGAAGTGGGCACCGGCGGGCACTTTCTTTAGTCAGTACAAAGAGGACGATGAATTCAAAGCATCTGATAGTACACTACGCAATAAAATCTTCGCCATGAGTAGGATGCCACATTATCCTATAAGTCACTTCATTGACCGAACCCCAGAAGTACAGGCTAAGGCAATGACTAAGTACGAATGGGGTAAACAACGAGCAATCTACGGTGTGGACAACACTTGTTTCGTGCTCAGTCAGTATGGTTTTGGTGATTGTGAAAGTTTGTTGAGTAATGTTTTTCCTATAGGTAAAAGCGCTACCACTGAAAACGTCGCTTCATCCGTCCAAAACGTTATCAAGAACGGCACGCCTTTTTGTTTCGATTTTGAAGATTTCAACTCCCAGCACTCCACTGTAACAATGCAGATGGTACTGATTGCATACCGTGACGTTTTTTCCCATTATCTAGACCCAGACCAAGTCACGGCTATCAACTGGCAGATAGCAGCACTGGATGATGTTACTGTGTTAGACAAATTGGGTGGTAGGTATAAGGCAAAGGGAACACTACTCTCGGGATGGCGTATGACTACCTTTATAAACACAGTACTAAACAAGATATACATAGACTCGTGTCTAGATGGCCAATTGGTTCCAACCTTACATAATGGTGATGACGTGTTGGCAGCTGTTACGAATCTGCACCAAGTACAGGTGCTTATGAGAGGTGCGGCATCACTTAATATCAGATTTCAGTCTCACAAATGTTTTCTAGG